CGATGCCGGCCTGGGCCGCCATGTCGTCGAGCTCGCCTGGGATGTAGCGTCCGACGGGGGCGGCCATCTGCTCGGGTTTTCCGTCGGCGGGGCCGTAGGTGTGGCCGAACTGGGTGCGCCGTGGCTCTTGGGTGAGATCTTCCTCGGACTCGAGCGGGTCTGCCGGGCCGGTGGTTCCTGTGCTCAGAAACCCGAAGATTCGCTCGAGGACGTTGAAGTCACTCACCGGTCAGTCTCCCGAAGAAGGCCGACCTCCACGTACTTTTCCCGGTCTGGCCGGTTTCGGACGTGGCTGTGGGTCATCGCACACTGCGTGGGCGACAGTGCTGGTTGAGTAGTCTCGGAGGATGCCCTCGAAGACGGCCGTCCGGTCTTGGGGCGAGGCGGCCCTGAGACGTTCCACGTCAGACTTGATGTCGCTCATGGTGTCTAGTATCCCTGAACTGCGCCTGTAGTTCAATAACGTTGTGGGTAGCGGCCCAGTCTCAAGAGCGGTAGGCTCTGTGGTAGTCGTTGTGCCAACTCTCTCCCTTGGGGGTCGTAACCCCTGTTGAGGGGAGCCACGGGGGGTGCAACGACTGCTTTACAATCGCGGGCCTTCCGCTTTACAGTGTTCCCATGAAACCTGAATCTGGGAAATACGATCCAACTCGCGGTCCCAAGGCCAAGAACAAGTTCGGTCCGAACAGGGAGCCTCACAGCAAGCATCCTGGGAGGGATGGGCTATACGGTCAGCCGAAGAACAGCGGCGGATTCTCCCCGAAGGGTCAGCAAAAGCTCAGTGGCGCGGGCGGTTCCTACTGAGACTTTTGTTTCTTCGCGTCTAGTGCGAGTTTATCGGCGTGTGCGCTCAGGAGTCTCCAGGCGTCCATCTGCGATCGCTGGCCTCCGAGGTCGACTGCTTTGTAGTCGTTGGTGATGACCACTTTGCCGGTAGTGGGGTCGATGATTCGCCACAGCCCCAGTTTCTCGTTCAAAACTACTTTTGCCATATGGCGCACAATACCGTACCTTCCCCTTTATGGGAAATCGTCAGCGGAGCGCACTGCTCGCTAGGGACAGGTTAGAGCCTGGGTCTATTGAGCCTCTGCGCAAGCGAATCACGGTCATATCGCCTACGGTTACGCGGCGACCGGCGCTTGACGCGATGCTTGGTAATATCGCGATCATTGCGACCCACAATCTTGAGTCGATGCGTGCTCGGTGCGACAACGGGCACCAGCTTGACGAGGACGAGATCAAGGACTTCCGGTATTACGCGGAGATCGTTCTCAAGCAGGCCCGCCTCGAGATGGCGGTCGAAAAGCACGTTGAGGAGCGCACCGCATCCATGGACAAGCGTGTTATGGCTGAAGAGGTCGAGGATGAGCTACGCAAGGTGTGCATGAAATTCTCAGTTAAGCTCGACGTGATCAACCACCTCGTCACAGCCGTGCTGGAAGCGTTCGGACTCGATGACGGTTAGCGGCCAAGAAACCAAACTTTCCGAAGTGTCAATTAGGGTCGCTGAGAAAAGTGATGTGCCTTACATATTCAAGCGTTCGCTCTCGGACCTACGGCACTGTCCGGCCTTTCACGGTTGTGGGAACGGTCTTTTCCATCAGTACATGCACCGTGCGCTAGAGCACACATTGATGCGCGCCATCACGTTTGTTGCGTATCCGTCTCCGGTGGGGATTGTGATGGATGGCAAGCAGATGGTTCGGAGTTCGGACTCGAGCAGGATTCTTGGGTACATTGTAGCTGACCCGACGGACCTTGGGTTAATTGTCCACTGCGCCAATGTGAGGCGGACATACAACGACCACGGGACGCTGACGGAGGACTACAGGCGCCTGGGGATTGGCACCAAGATCGCGAATGCGATGATGAAGGAGTATGACCTACCGAACAGGAAGATCATATACACCCTCAAGACCTCGATGTTCCGCTATGAAAAGCAGTTCAAGGAGAGGATGGACAGCGACGAGAACGTGACGTTCAACCCATTTTTGTATTGGACGCTGCTGCCGGAGGGATGGGAGACTGGGATTCGGAAGCCTTCGCAACAGTTCATGCACGACATTGCTGGCTGATGGTCGACATCAAAAAGATTGCGGAGGAGGCGTCGAAGCGCAAGAAGCTGCGTTTAGACTGGGATCTCTCCAAGGTCTTTTTCGATAAGCAGATGTTAGTGGCGGAGGCTGCATGGTCCGGGAGTCGCTATCTGTGTATGCGGTGTGGTCGCCGAGGCGGGAAGTCATTCACATGGGGCGGTCTTTTGATCGACTATGGGCTTCGACACCCGAAGAGTACGCCGATATTCGTGTGCATGAGCCGCCAGGATGGCCGGGACATCATCTGGCCGGTCCTTGATTACCTGAGCGACGTATACAACCTGAACCTCATATTTAACAAGGCTTCTGGCGATGTGACGATTCCACAGACGCAGAGCGTCATCAAGATCCGTGGTGCGGGTTCGATGTTGGAGATCAACAAGATCCGCGGAAAGAAGTACCCCATCGCCATCGTAGACGAGGCACAGGCGTTTGGACCTGACCTCGAATACCTCTTGGACGAGGCCCTTGAACCTGCGACGGCGGACTACCATGGCCCCATCTGTGTCTCCGGGACGCCCAACGTGGCCGCCGCCGGCCCATTCTACGACATAGACCAGGGCAAAAACAGCGAAGCGTGGGAGCATTGGAGCTGGACCTTCCTTGATAACCCAATGATGCCAGAGCCCCAGAAGTTCATCGACGGGGTCATGCGGCGACGTGGGTGGGACGACCAGCACCCCTCGTACCTTCGTGAGTACATGGGCAAGTGGGTCCGCGACGACAGTTCTGGGGCCTTCGCAGTCAAGCCGCACAACATCATCCCTGTCTTTGACGAGACAATTGCCGACGACTGGCAGTGGTACATGGGCATTGACGTCGGGTTTCACGATCCATTCGCCTTCGTGGTCATCGCGAGCTCGCAGATGCTAGGCCAGGCTTTTGCGGTCGATTGTTATCAGGAGGCTGAGATCGGAACCATGGAAGCCTTGACGCACGCCGAACGCTTCTGTGCCCAGTACCCCATTACAGAAATCGCACTCGATACCGGAGGCGCCGGCCGACTCGTCGCCGAGGACTGGAAGAAGGTTAGCAACCTCCCCATCGCCTCAGCAGTCAAAACCCACAAACATAGCCAGGTCGACCTCATCAACGGCGACCTCCAGGCCGGAAAGCTCATCATTTGCCAGGATAACTGCCAGCGTCTCATCGACGATATGAAGATCCTCGAGTGGGACACCGGCGCCATGGAAAAGGCCAGGTACATCTACCGCAAGGGATATGCCGACCATCTTTGTGACGCATTGCAGTACGGATTCCACCTATCAGACCACCATCACCACGACTTTCAGGAGGACAAGCGCCTCGTCGTGGGTACGTCGGACTGGTATCGCCAAAAGGAGTTCGCAATGGAACAGGCCGCAATTCAGCGGGCTGAGGAGAAGCGATACGAGGACGCAAACGTGTGGACCCTCCTAGACGGGTGACACAACATATAGTGTACCGCTTGACGGAGTAGGTATATTCCGCGCAAGGTATGCTTGACATGGCGAAGTCGTTCCACACCGATGCCCGTCAAGGCCATCAGCAGCGCAATTCTATTCATTGGTGGGTCGACGGTGCGAGGAGTGACGAGAAAACGCTAGCCAGGCTCGTTACGGACTTCCAACTCCTGACGACAGACGACCAGAGGCTTCAGGCGTATCAGACTTACGCGAGTCTTTACACGAACCGTCGGGTCGAGCTTGGGGTTGGGATTCTTTCAGGGTACGCCGACGCGCCTTGGGCGATCAAGCGCGGAAAGTATTCGCGCATTCCGTACAACCTGATGAAGATCGTAATCGACGAAGCCACGTCACGTATCACCAAGAGCCAGCCACGCGCCAAGTTTATGACAGTCGGCGGAAACCGTGGCGCCAAAGCCAAAGCCGATATGATGGAGCGATGGAACGACGGCGAAGTCCAGAAGCTCCGCCAGGATGAGACGTACGACGCCATCGCCAAAGACGCCTGCCAATACGGCCTTGGCGCCATGAAGCACATGAAGGCGTATCGCGAGTCGCGACTCCAAACCATGCGCACATACCCAGGCAATCTCTTTGTCGACCTGGAAGAAACGCTGTTCGAGAACCCTCAACGGCTGCATGAGCGCAGGTTCGTAAGCAAGACGATGCTCAAGGCGATGTTTCCGAAGTTCCGTCAGCAGATTGACGACTCGGACCAAATCTCCTCTCAGGCGCGTGACGTTACATTCTACGGCGACTTCATGGGTGCGCAGGACATGGTTGAGCTTGTGGAGAGCTGGCATTTGCCATCGTTTGTCAAGGGCAAGGGTACTAGTGCCAAGAGTCCTGATGGTGTGCGATTTTTGTGGATCAACGGAGCCATTCTTCAGTTCTCGGTATGGAACCGGCGCCAGTTTCCCTTCAGCTTCTTCAACTGGAAGCGTGACCCTCACAACACGTTCTTTGGCATTGGTCTAGCGGAAGACTTGCTTGGTGTTCACGTCGACGCGAACGTGACTTTGCATCGCGTAAACAATGCGATTGAGAAGATCGCGAACCCGCACATTGTCACCAAGAAGGGGAGCAACGTATCGAAGGCTGGCCTTGGAAACGAGGCTGGTTCGATATGGGAATACTCTGGGAACACGCCGCCAACGGTTGTCCTGCCGGCGGTAGTTCCGAAGGACCTACTCATGTACGTCCAGCAGCACAAGGAGTGGGCATATCAGATTGCGGGAATGTCCGCGTCGTCTACCAGTGGCGGTGGGCTTGGGTCCTTGCAGACGGGGCGAGCGGTTGAGAACTACGTTGCTGCGGAGTCGGTGCCATTCAACGAGCAGCTTCGCAAGTTTGAAAACTTTGCCAAGCACGTTGCTGAGAACAACGTAGCGGTTGGGCGAGAGA